CATATCTTTAATCTTAATATCAGCTGCATTACCTAAGACGTGTTGAGACTTCTTAGCTCCGCCAACTTTAGCGTTATGCTTCTCGCAGCGTTTTCCACTCATAATAATAATAGGCTTGCCAACTTTAGTGCGGATTTCCTCTAGTAAGTCAACTAACTTATCACTAACCTCCATCTCACCACACCCACAATGGCACATAAACTCACTAGGTTTAAAGTGTTTGCTCATTTCTTACCTCTCAAGAGTAAAATAGTTTTAAGTTTCTGTTCCAACCGTATCATATCATTATCTAGGACTCTAATCTGGTCAATCAGCTCTACAAGAACTATATAAGCTTCCTCTAGTATCGGCTTGACCATAGTTGTAGTCCAAATCCACACAAAGTAGACAATATAACCCATCCCCCCGGCAGCTATTATAGGAAAACCATACTGATTTATATAGTTAGCAAGCTCTTTAAGGTCCATTAGGCTTATCCTCTTCTTTTGGAAGTTCTAAAGCTGTCGAAAGTAGTTTATCTATCTTCAAAATGTCCTGTGACATAGAGCTGACCCGCAGGTCGAGCTGTTTTATAATAGCTATTAGACTTTTAACCTTCTCAAGTACAGAATCTAGGATAAACTTCTGCGTGAGGAAGACAAAATACATCCCCACGCAAGCAGCTGCTATTGGAAATCCTACTTCAGTTACAAAGTTTAGAAAGTCCATAGGCTTTTAGGCTAAGAAATAGCTTCAGACACTACATCAACTACTGAATCTACCGTCATATCAACAACTGTCTCTACAACTTCATGCGGAAGGACAGGAACTGCTGTTTCAATAGCAACTTCAGCTGCATCTTTTACTGTTTCTACTAAATCGTCAAAAATAGACATAATAAATCCTATAAAGGAGGGTTAGGGAAGACTACGTTAAATGGAAAACCTTCTTGAGATGTTATATCTCTAAGGTCTTGCCTATAAGCTGCCCATGCAGTCTTATCTACAGGTGCATCAGCTACTTGAGTCCAGTCTGAAGCTAGTAGTAAGTTATTTCGCTCAGTTCTGACTTCATTTTCTTTGGATAGACGAGCTTGGTTAGTTTCTTCTGCTAAGTCAGTTTCTGATTTAGGTTCTATTCTAAAAGTATAAACCTTTCCATTTTTTATATATGGTTCAGTATCTATAGATTTCTCTAGTGAACTATCAAACATTTCCCAGCGTATAACTTGCATAGCAGAGTTAGCCACTAGAAAGTCTTCATCTACAAAGTTCATAGGAAAAGATGTATTAGGAAATAGAATTGAATCTTCGTCTATCGTTTTAATAGTTCCATTTTTTATAATAGCTAATTGCATAATTAAAATACCTTCATTGTTACTGTACTTGGAGCTGTACTAGGGGCAAAAGTTTCAGTACTAGATGTAGTAAATCCCATACCTGTCTTTGTAAAAGTTGTTGTTGTATCGTCTGCTATTGAGAAAGTACCAGTTGTCACAGTAGGTGTTATAACTGTGCTAGTTGGACTAACGGAAGCTATAGTAGAGGTTGTAGCATTACTACTTTGTGCCCTTGATGTAAAAGTAGCACCACCTAAAGTTCCTAATAACTGTTCTGTAGGTAATTTCCAACTAGTTGTATTACTAACCGAAATAGAAGTACATATATTACCAAAAGAATCTAAAGACAACCTATCACAACTCATGCCAGTATATGCCCACTGAAATACCCCTGCCGAGTTAATTTTACATAAAATACCATCCCCAGTAGCATAAACATTATCAGAAGAATCTAATACAAGTGCTTTAAATCCATTTACGCTATTACCAATAGATGTTTGCCAGAGTCTAGTACCAGCACTATTGCATTTAAAAATTGTACTATAGTAAGTAGTTCCTGTATAAACTATTTGGGTTGCAATATAAATATTACCAGTACTATCTACAGTAATACCATAGCAATTATCTGGTCCAGCAGAGACACTAGTTATAGACATAGAAAGTGTTCTAGTACCTGCAGAGCCATATTTACCAAACCATCCATGTTGAAATCCAGAAATTGATTGCATTCCGCAGAAATACACTCCATCACTTACAGCTTTTAAATTACCATAAAGTGTACTACCTACTTGTCTTGCCCAAGCAACTGCACCATCTATAGTAGAACATTTAACCAGACTAGAACCATTACTGGTTATAATGCAACTTATATACAAATCCACATTGTTAAAATCAATACCTATAACACTACTACCAGTAACACCTGCTATCTGTTTCTGCCATAAAATAGCTCCAGCACTATCAAAAGCTATTACTCCAATACCACTTGTTATTTTACCTGCAAAATATATAGTCCCAGATGTATTATCTACAATTATTTGCGGTTGACTTGAGACTAGCCCAGTTATAGTTTTGCGCCAAACTATAGCTCCAGTTGAATTTAATTTAACAAGTAAATTATAACTTGCCTTGTAGATATTACCCGAACTATCCATGTATGTACGGTAAACAGCCGCTGTATGTGTTAACTTAAAATTACTAGGATAACTAACAAGACGAATTAAAGAATTAGTTGATGTAGTTAAAGTTGGTATTGTTTCTACTGCACCTGTATTTACAGAATAAACTCTTGATTGTGTTCCTATAGTATAAGTCCCAGTTAAACTACCGCTTGAAGTTAATTTGAATATAAACAAATAAGCACCAGCCGTAGAAAGATAATCCCCTATAAATAAACTTCCTAATTTATCTACTGCTAGACTTACTGGATAAGTAGTAGGTGCGGATGAATTTAATAGTCTTTGAAAATTTTGAGTGCCGTCTGTAGCATATTTAAAAATTCTAGTACCCTCTCCAGTTGCTCCTAATGAATTATAAACAGCCATATAAATATTATCTAAACTATCTATATATAAATCACTACATTTTGCTTCACCATTTGAATTAGATTTTTGCCAAATATAATTACCAGAACTATCTAATTTAGCAATAATTGTGCCATTACTTACGCAAACTTCATTAGTTGATGTTATAGCGCATAATATAGTTCCCACAAAACCAAGAGATTTTTTCCATAATAATGCACCTGCTAAATCTAATTTTATTATATAACCAGAAGTAGAGCCAGTAGTACTAGTAGACCCTGTAATATAAATATTACCGCTGGAATCAGTACAAATACCAAAACCGTCAGTTGTTGTTGTATCAGACAATTTATAAGCTGATTGAAAAACTAAATCACCTACTGATGTATATTTACTAACTATTATAGAAACTGGAAGTGATTGTCCCGTTAAGTTATTATAGCTACCTATTGTATAAATATTACCGCTACTATCAGTAGATAGTCTAGTATAATAGAAAGTATTAGCTGATGTTTCTTTCTTTTGCCATAGTATGTTTCCGTCTGTGTCAACTTTTACAAGAAAAGAAGATATTCTACTTGTCCCAGCAGCAACTGTTCGATGTCCTAAAAGATATACATTCCCAAGAGTATCTATTGTTATATTTGCGCTTTTAGTTAAACCAGATATTGTTTTTTTCCATAGTAATACTCCATTTGAGCTAAATTTAAGTAAAACTGCTTGACAACTAGCATTGTTGATATAATAAGTAGCAAAGACAAATAAATCTCCAGATACGTTAGTCTCGATACCAGATATTTGAGCAGGAGTATTACTAATAGCAGAAATCATTCCAATATATCTAGTAACATACCCACCAGCAGTTTTAATCATAGTTCGTAAGCTCATTATTTCTGGTCCTTTGACATAACTAAACCATCCCAAGTAGTACCACCATCTTTAGTGATAAAACCAAGTAAATCCCTACCTGCTGTAGTTAGTACTGGAGCTGTACCAGATGCCCACTTAACACCTGCCCACCAAGTAATAGCACTAGAACCTCCATTTGTAAGTTCTAATACAAAACTAGCTACTGTCGCAGTTGTTGGTACATTACTAACTGTAAATGTGGTAGCCCCTGTGATAGTTTTTGTAAAATAGTTTCCAGAAGCCACATCAATATTGTTAGCGGCTAAAGCAGCAGATACTTCTCTAAGTCCAGTAATAGTAGGAGTTGTCCCAAATACCAACAACCCACTGCCAGTTTCATCACTCATAGATGCTAATAAATTAGCACTAGAAGGTGTGGCTAAGAAAGTACTTACACCACTTCCAAATCCACTAATACTTTCTAAACTAACAGCTAAAGTACCACCAAGAGTTAAACTACCACTTGAAGTCACACTTCCTGTTAAAGTTAATCCGCTAACAGTGCCTGTGCCAGAAACTGAAGTAACAGTTCCTAAGTTAGAAGTATAACCAGAAGGGTTAGTAGCGTTGTAAGGAGTGAAACCTAAAGCAGCTTGTTTTCCATTAAAAGTAGACCAATCAGTTGAGCTTAAATAACCATTTACGGTACTAGAAGCTTGTGAAATACTAATTGTAGGAGTAGTACCTCCATTTGTAACTGTAATAGGTGCAGTTCCAGATACTAAAGTAACTGTACCAGAGCCACCTCCACCTCCAGAAATAACTATATCTCCAGAACCAAGTATAGAAGTTCCGTTTATGGTCTTAATATTTGTTCCAGAAACTAAAACTGCTTGAGCATCTGTAATCCCATATCCACTAATAGTAGTCGGTTTGCCCGTTAAAGTAGCAAAAGAAGGAGTTGCATTAGATATAGCAGTATCTACTTCAGTTTTTGTGTAAGTTGTAGCTGAATTTGCTTTTAAACCTAAAGAAGTATCTATTTCAGTTTTAGTATAAGCGTTAGTTATACCATAACCAGAAATTGTAGTAGGTTTTCCAGTAAGGTCTGCAAAAGAACCAGCTCCGGCAGTTATAACTATATCTCCAGAACCTAAAAGACTAGTTCCATTGATAGTTTTTATGGAAGTGCCAGATACTAGAGCTGCCTGTTTAGCATTAAAAGTTGACCAGTCTGTTGCACTCAACGCTCCACGAGAAGTAGCATTAGCTGTAGGCAGATTTAAAGTAATTACAGGAGCTGTTGTCTGATTAGCAACTGTAGAACTTACATCATTCCCGTTAGTAGTTATGTTTAAAGCAGCTACAGATACAACTCCGCCTGCTGAACTGATTTGAACATAAACTGAAGTTGCCCAACGATAACTTAGGTTTGTAGTTGTAGCTATATAAATCTTACCAGCTTCACCTTGAGTTGGAAAGTCGGCTAAAGTTGCAAACTCTAATACATCATCTACATAGGAAGGTAAGTTTACAGAAGGAACTTTACCGCCAACAAGAGGGGCAACATTAGTTCCCACATCTGAGGTAATAACCCCATTAGTAACTCCTAAATCAGCTAAAGTAGTAGGCATACTAGCCGAAGTTACAATACCTTTATCATTTACAATAACTTTAGTATAAGTTCCAGCGGTAACTCCAGAGGTTTTTAAGCTTGAAACTCCAGTAACATTAGCTGAACCGTCAAAAACCCCAGAAGTCCAAGTAACATCTCCAGTCATTCCTATAGTTCTAGCTGTATGAAGTTTTAAAGTATCATCAGAAGTACCTGCAGAGCTAATCTCTACATAAGCTGAACCAGAAAATCTATAAATCTTATTAGTATCGAGAACAAGATAGATAGTTGAAGTTAAACCATTTACAGGAAGGTCGTTAAAAGTTCCAATCTCTTGAATCTGGTCAACAGCAGCTGGCATTTGAGAAGTAGTTAACTTTCCATTAGGTCCTAAAGTAGCTAAACCAGAATTAGCTCCTACAAGAACTGAATTAACTGCGTCAAGAATTCCATAACCAGATAAAGTAGTTGGCTTGCCAAGGATATTAATGAAATCCATAGAAACAGAACCACCAGCTGTTCCTACATTCACATATCCTGTACCAGACCATCTATAACTATTCTTAGTAGATGTATCTATATAGATAGTTCCACTAACACCTGTACTTGGGAAACTAGAAGCTAAAGGATATTCAACAACAGTATCTATATAAGAAGGTAACTGGCTAGGAGGAACTTTACCGTTATTTCCAAGAGTTGCAATAGAAACTCCAAACTGAGTTGTACTAACTCCGTCTATAATCCCATAACCTGCAAGCGTACTTGGTTTGCCAGTCAAAGTTTCAAAACTTGGAGTAGCACTTGAAACAGCTGCGTCAACTTCAGCCTTAGTATAAGCATCAATAATGCCCATAGTTCCGAGAGTAGCTGGGTTAGTTCCGCCTATAACTCGACCTTTTTCATCTACAGTTACTTTTGTATAACTTCCAGCATTAACTCCAGTACTAGCTAGAGTTAAAACAGTATTACCTGCAACAGTTGAAGCATCTCCAGAAAAAGCTGGCATTCTATCTGTCTGAAAGACACCAGAAATAACCGAAAGAGCGTCTAAAAGAATTACACTTTCACCTGCAGCTTGCAGACGACCTTTAGAGTCTACTGTAAAAGTTACTGTTTTACTTGGAGAACCATAACTTCCAGAAGCAACTTGAGTATTTGCAAGAGAGGTAGTAACAGCTTGTCCTGTAGTCCCAGAACCTGTAACATCTCCTACAAAACTAAGAGCAGGATTAAAGTCACTAATTCCTGGAGGTCCTTGTTCTCCTCCAACTGCAATTACAATACTATCTACAATCTCATTAACTACTATAGTATCAGCCACGAGTAACCTCCTCTTTAATAGTTACTTTACCTTCAATCAAGCGGACTGTTTTAGCTGGGTAATAGACCTCAAGGTCGTAAACTGCATCTTTAGTAGCTACAAGCCCAGTTGTATCTGTACTTGGAATAGCTAATTCAATCTTTCCAGTAGAACCTGTAATGATTATTCTCCCATTTGCAGTACTTAGTTCTCCAAGAAGAACTGAGCTGTCAACTGTAGGGCGGATTTGCATTTTAGCTGTGCAGTTTGTGAGGTTGATTGCTGTAGTTTTATCTGCGGCTCTCCAGTACACAACATGAGAATAAGTTGCGCCTTTTTCTATAGGAGGAAGATTAAGTTTAACGGCAGTCATAAAACCTTCTATTGATAAAATTTATTAAATACATAACCTACAGCAGCTACTAGAATACCAATCACTGCGGAAACTCCAGCTATAAATCCTACTTGCTTTTCTCTTTGCATTTTCATAACTTGAACTGAGTCAGATATTTCCAAAAGAGCATGGCGTATTTCAGCTCTAAACTCTTTACTATCTTCAGTCTCATTATCTAGTTTAACTTCAAGTCTAGTGACTCTGCAAGGTAAATCTGGCATATCTAAACCTGTAAGTAAGTAACTGACTTAGGGAATTTCAAGTCATTCCAAGGAAGTCTATTCTCTATAGCCTGTCTTCTATTAGATAACTTATGACCACTTTTTCTATGTAAGCAGAATGAGGTTAAGTTTATTCTCCGAAGAGTAGCTCTTTCAATCCTAGACCATTCATCTTTATATAAAGGGTTTAACTTATTAGCTCTAACTTTTCTTCTATAATTGTGTAAGGCAGTCCAAAAAGTCTGACACTGGAGAATAGCTTCTGGCTTTTCAGTAAAGTCTAAGACTATAACTTCTTTGTTAAAAGCTCTTTCCCAGAGGTCTTTAAGTTCTACAGTTAGTTCATAAGCTTGATACTTCATATAAACACTCTATTTTCTTGGATAGTAACATAACTGACCGCGCAAGTCAATCAATTTCGGTTAATTTTAAACTTTTATAACTATTTTAGCTTAAATTTTGCTTTTTAGATAAAAATAATGTATATTCTGGACAAAATTTAACTTAGCCGAGGACGACATGACCACCTTAGACCCAACTAATAAAGCTATTATAGATATAGATGCTCAAGCTAGTCCAGCAATTCTGGCTGGTATTTTAGATATTCCTGTATCTATGGTTCATCAAGGAAGACAAGATGGAAAGTTGCCCTCAAGAACCTCAGCTAGCTATCGTGAGTCCATCCAACAATACATTTATCATTATAAGAAGAAAGTAAGCACACGGTCAACTTCTATGGGCGAAGCTAAACTAGCTCAAGATATTAGAAATGGTATTGCCAAAGAGGAACTTCAATGGCTTGAGATTAAAAAGGAAAAGGAACTTCTACTTGATGTAAATGAAATGAAAGAGCTATTTGAACCTATCTTTCAGATTATCCGAAGCTCTCTAGTTAATTTAGCGCGTCAACATCCTGCTACAGTAACTGACATTGATAATATGCTAGAGAGTCTAAGTGGACTTGGCAGAAAGGTAGCTATTAAAGCTAATGCAGACGCAGAGTACTTTGTACAATCTATGCTAGAAAAAGAACTTTCACTGGAACAATCTGAAGAAGAAGTTGAAGAAGCTCTAAAGGTAAATGACTATGCTTGAGTTAGACACTAACTGGGCAGAAAGACTCTTCTTTGGGAAAGCTCTTCAGCTATTTAAAAAACCAAATAGAATGTCTACTAGGGAGTGGGCAGAAACTAATAGGTTCTTAACCTCAGACGTTTCTTCACGTCCAGGAAAAATGAACTGTATGGAAACTCCTTGGATGCTGTATGTGATGGAGTGTCTTGATGACCCAGAGATTATGGTTATTGTAGGTAAGAAGTCAGCTCAGATTGCTTGGACAGAAACTATTAACAACTGGATAGGTAGAACTATTGACCTAGACCCAAGAAATATAATGATAGCTTTTCCTAGAGCAGCTTCAGCTCAGAAGTTCTACAAAGAAAAGTTAGTACCATACATTAAACACACACCTGTACTTAAAGAGAAAATTGGAAGTTTAGCTAAAGTTAGTCATAAGCATATCCCCTATGATGGAGGTTTCTTAGTTTTAGCTAATGCGGGGACAGCTGAAGACGGAAAGTCCTCTGTAATACCTTATGTAGTGGTAGAAGAGCCAGATGGTGTTAAGAAAGACGTTAATAATCAAGGGGATGGAATGTCTATCCTTAAACAACGAATGAAGTCCTTCTCAGACAGTAAACTTATATATGCTGGAACTCCTACAGACAAAGACTTTAGTCAAGTAGATTTAGCTTATGAACAAAGTAATAAGATGGTTTACCTAGTGCCTTGTCATCTTTGCGGAGAGTTTCATTCTCTAAACTTTGATAACTTAAAGTGTGATGAATGGCAGGAAAGAAGAATAGATGAGTTCTACGGGATATATAACCCCGAAACAGCTTATTATGAATGTCCCTTTTGCTTAGGAATATGGAACAATGACGATAAGAAACGAAATGTTATTGCTGCTCTCGACCATCACAATCTGGGTTGGGTTAGTTCTAACCCTAGCGTATCTGATACTTATGGATTCGCCTTTAATGAGTTGCTAAGTTCCTTTGAAGCTTCTTCCCTTGTAAACCTAGCTAAACAAAAACTTAAAGCTCAAAAAGCATATGACAATGGGCATGAAGGTCTAATGAAAAGTTTTACTAATAACTCTAAAGGTGAAGCTTATGTACCTTTAAATGCTGGCTTGAGTATAGATGAAATGAAAGCTAGAAGGCTAAACTACCCAGAAACAGTAGTTCCTTACGAAGGTCTTATCCTTACTGCAGGTATTGACGTACAGCATAATCGTTTTGCTATAGTAACTAGAGCTTGGGGTAGAAACGGTAACTCTTGGCTAGTGAACTGGATTGAAATCTTTGGAGATGTACTTGATTATAGTGACCCAGTTTGGGGTAAACTAACTGATTATATCTTTCAGAAATGGGCGCATGGAGCTGGCAAAGGTAAGTTCCTAACCATCTCAGCTGCTTCTATTGACTCTGGGGATGGGGCAACAGCTGAACTAGTATATAGATGGGTCTCAGAGATGAACCTTAAACATCAACATATCTTTGCTTGTAAAGGTATTGGAGAACTTAAATACAACAACTATGAGATATTTAACGAACCAAACACTATGGAAGTAGGTTCAAGTACTCAAGAAAGAAAGACTTTAGCTCAAACTATGGGTGTGAATGTCTTTCCTATGGGAGCTTACCGCGCACATGAGGAAGTTCTTCGCAGGTTTAACCTTAAAGGTAATCGAGATAGACACTATCACTGCGAAACTATGTACGGTGGTTACGAGGAAGGAGTTCTTTCTTGTAGAAAAACATTTGAAACAGATACAACTAAAGCTGGGTATAAGCTGATTGCAGGTAAACATAAAGAAGCTATTGACTGTGAGAAGATGGCTCTTCATGCTGCTTATGCTATACAGATTAGAAACTATAACAACTTCCACTTTTCCGCGTTGGAACAACACTTACACGTTACTACAGAATCTGGAGACTTTAATGCCTAGAACACTTATAGAAGTACAAGCAGATTTAGCAGTTGTTAATGCTGCTCTGCAAGATTTAATAGCTGGTAAACGCTTAACTCAACTTCGGTTAGGTTCTGGGGACTTTACACGACTCTTCCAGTATCAAGAAATTACCTACGATGTTCTTAAAGCTGAACAAGCTGAACTTACACAGGAGTTAGCTAGTCTACAGGCTCAACCTCAGATGCAGTTTAGAACTATGACTAACATTCCTCTTAACGTAACTAAATTCAGAGCCTAATATGTCCTTACCTTATGATTCAGAAGAATTCTACTACTCAAGAGCTACTCAACAAGCTTTTGATGGTGCTGTTACTAACTATAGACTTGAGCAGAAAGGTTTAATTACTGGAGAGTCTGATTTACTTGCCGCTAGAGAACTTAACCTTCTCTGGCAACGCTCACATCATGCTGTTAGAAATAATGGTTGGGCAAAGACAGCTAAAACTAAAAACCTAATCAACCTTAACGCTATCTCTGTAAAGTGGAAAGATGATAAAGGTAAAGTTAACAAAAAGATGCAAGCTCTCTGGGATACTTTTGCAGCTGACCCAAACCTAGATGGTTATGGTACTTTAGACAATACTCAAGAAGCTTGGAACGGAGCTATGTTTGAGTCTGGAGAAGCTCTATGCAGAATGTTGATTAAGAAAAGAGCTGGTCATCCTATTCCTTTAGTTCTTCAGAATATTGAGCCAGAGTACTTAGACCCTAACTTTACTAATGGGTTTCCTCAAACTACCCGTAATGGTATTAAGTTTGAGAATAGCAAACCAGTTATTTATTACTTTAGTAAAAGAACTCCTAACTTTAATCTGTTTAATTTGTATTCTATTGAAAAAGTTGAAGTACCTGCTGACGAAGTTCTACATCTATTTGTCCGAGATAGACCTGGACAGTGGAGAGGTATTCCAACCTTAGCTCCTATCCTTCTACCTTTATATGAACTGGATGACCTAACAGATGCTACAGTTGCTAAACAAAAAGCTGCCCAAGCTATTAGCTGGGTTGTTCGCAATACTAATCCTTCTGCCGCTGTTTCTGTCGGTTCTGCTCTTAACAGTATCGACCCAAACGATATTGATAAGTCTACAGGTCAGCGGAGAGTGGTTACACAAGCTTCTGGAGGAGGTGTCCAATATCTAAACAAAGGTGAAGATATTAACTTCTACCAAGGTACAGATATTGGAGCTAACTTACCCGAACTTATCAAAGCTGAACTACATAAAATTGCTCAAGCTTCTGGACTTACTTATGAAGTTCTAACTGGAGACCTTACAGGAATTAGTTTCTCAGCTCTACAGCAAGTAGCTATTGATATGAAGACTCGTGCAGAGTTCATGTATAAGTTTTATATTGTAAACTTAGGTTTGAAACCTCTTTGTAATCGTTTTCAAGAACTTGTAGCTATTTATAGTAACAAGAGTTTTGCTAACTTAACTCCTACATTCCAATATCCAAGAAAGTATGGCGTTAATGACTTGAAAGATGCTCAAGCTGACCTATTAGAAGTTCAGTCTGGTTTTGCTACTTGGGAAAGTAAACTTGAAGAAAGAAACTTGACTGTTGAGGAGATTGTTGAGGACAAAAAGATTCAGCAACAAAGTGGAGTTAGCTTTGAACCTATAGTTAAAGATACAGCACAAAGTAAGAACGTGAAAGCAAATCCTAATTCTGCTGGAATGTAAGTAAATAAATCAGATAACCCTTGACTTTCTCGCTCAAAGAGAGTATAAAGGGTTATCATTTCCAAGGTGGGTATATGAACAAACATCATAGACTTTTAACAAGATTAATTAATACTCCTCTGGCTATTAGCCAAGATAAGCTAGAAGTTATCTCTAGTAATGTGAGTTTAAAGTTATTAGCAGGACAAGCTCTCGATTCTGGAGTTGCTTATCCTACAGATAAGACTGTAACTACTGAAGGTAAGACTTCGGTAATTAACGTATTTGACAGTTTAGTTTCTAAAGGAGGAGCTGGAGAATCTGGCTTTACTTCTTATTCAAGTCTTAAAGGTCAAGTAGAAAATGCAGTAGCTAAAGGCGCAAGTAAGATTTTATTCTACATTGACAGCCCTGGCGGGGAAGTATCTGGTCTATTTGGACTTTCAAGCTATATAGCTTCTTTACCAGACACTTACGGTGTTGAAACAGTTGCATTTACTGACGGTTCTATGACCTCAGCTGCTTATGCAATCGGTTCAGCCGCTCAACAAGTATATGCTACGGAAAGTTCTACAGTAGGTTCTATTGGGGTTATCATGTCCCTAGTAGATGTTACTGAAGCAGACAAAGCTAATGGCTATAGTTATACTATCCTTAGAAGTAAAGAGGATAAAGCTATTTACAACCCACATGAACAAATATCTTCTGCTGTTGTCGATAAGTATTCAGAGATGTTAGCTGAACTTGATAGTCTTTTCAATGCAGAAGTGGCGAAGAACCGCCCACAATTAACCTTAGAGTCTATTGTCAACATGAAAGCTGATGCTTTCTTAGGGAATAAGGCACTAGAGTTAGGTCTTATAGATGGAATTGTTTCCTCTATGGACGAAGTTATAAACTTAAATCTAAATTCAACAACTAAACGAGGTGATGTTATGACACTAGAAGAGTTGAAAGCTCAACTTAGTGCTAAAGATACGGAGTTAGCTACACTGCAAGCTAGTGTTACTAACACTGTAGCAAAAGCTATTGCTGATGAACGTGCAAGATGTATTGACATCTTAGGCGCAGGTCAGACTTTGAAAATTACAGCTGAACAAGTTACTAAACGTATCTCAGCTGGTACAGCTAAAGAAGATGCAGTTGACATCTTTACTGCTATTGCTGATGCTATCGGCACTTCAACTGCTATTGACACAGCTGCTCCAGTAGAAGCTACTGTTTCTAAAAACTTAACAACCGATGCAACTGAAACTAAAGTAGAGATTGAAGGTTCTTCTTACTCTATCAAAGATATTGTTGCCGCTGCTCACGCTATCTCTAAAGGAGTTAAATAATGGCTGCCGAAACTTTTACATATACCCCTAAAAGACTTCTTGCTAGCTCAGACCCAGATGTAGTAGTTAAAACTGGTACTGTAGTTACTGGACAAAACCTAGCTCAATACACACTTCTTGAAAGTGATGCAGCTGGTAAATGGAAAGTACACGCTGGTGTTAACAAAGTAGCGGGTATCTTACTTTACGCTGTAGATGCTACTTCAGCTGACCAAGCTGCTCAAGCTTATATTGCAGGTGATTTCTTTGCTGACCAGTTAGTATTTCCTTCAGCAATCAACACTAACTTGTTAAAACAAAAACTTGTTGAAGGTAGTATGATTGCCTTAACATTCTTAGATACTGGTGAGGTATAATAATGGCTCGTTTTGCTACTCCTTATGAATTAAATGAGATTTACGGTACACTTACTGACCGTGAATACCCAACTCCTACCGAGTTACAATCTAACTTTGGTATCATGCAACCTTTTGAAACTGAAACTATTAACTTAGATAAAGTTTCTCCAGATTTGCGTATTGGTATCTTTGTAGCTCCAGATGCACAAGCTAAACCAACTGTTGCTCGTGGCTACCAAACTAAAGTATTCTATCCAGCTTATTGGAAAGATAAAACTACAGTTGACTTCAGAAACATTCGCGCAAGAAGAGTTGGTGAACAGATTTCTGTTCCTACTTCTAATGCTGGTCGTATTGCTTCTGCATTACAAGATAACATGATGTTAATGCAAGCTAAACGTGACCGTTTACTTGAGTGGATGGCATCACAAATCTTACTTTTTGGTTCTTATGTTGCTACTTCAGAAAGACATCCTTCTGTTCTTGTAGATTTAGAACCAAACATTGCAACTGACGCTGCAAGTTTAAATGGTGGTCGCGCTAACCGTGCAAACTTAACAGCTACTGCAGTTAACTTACCTACAGGTTCTACTTTACCAGTTATTACTGATAACGGTGGCGCAGGTAAACGTGCTTGGGGTTCTACAGGTGGTACTAAAACTGTATCTCCTATTGCTGACTTACAACAAATGTTAGACGCATCTTGGGAACCTATCTCTAAGATTTATATGTCTGACGATGCTTGGTTAGAAGTAACTAAAGACGCTAGTTTTGCAACTGTGATTTCAACTTTAATCACAACTACTTCTTCTTTCTTGGTTGAGTTGTTACCTAAACAACAATCTAAAGAAGGTTTAAAACTTCGTGGCACTATTGCTGGTATTCCTATCTGGACATACAATGCAGCATATCAAGGTACTGCGAGTGCATCTACTAGCTTAACTAAGTTTATTCCTAATGGTTGGGTAGTTATGGTTCCAGCTGCTAACTACGGTGTACAAGCTTATGGTGCTATTCAACATGGCGCAGCAGACTTCGTAGCAACTGAAATGTTCTGGAACTCTTGGGTAGAAGACGAGTTTGGTACTCCTTGGTTACAAGGTCAATCAGCTCCTTTATTCATGCACACCAAAATCAATTCAACTGTTAGTTGGAAAGTAATGTAAGGTAGAACAACTATGGCTTTCACCGCAACGATTACAGGATTAGATGAAATTGTTCAAGCTTTTGAACAAACTAACTTTGAGAAAGATGTAGCGAAAGCCATAGGTTCTGTTGCTAGAGAATTAAATTCAGTTCTAAGTACACAGGTTAAAGCAACTTATTCTATAGGGAATAGAAGTTTAAACTCTGTTCTTGTAGGAGGAACTGAATCTAATTTAAAAAGAGGTTTAGGTTTTATAGAGAATGGGTTAGTTTATGAGTCTAAGCCTTTAAAACTAAGTGATTTTCCTTGGTCAACTGTAAGTACAGGTTTATTTACACCTTTCATAGCTCCTAATAAGTTTACCCCAGGACTTGAAGGTAAAATTAAACGTAAGAAACCAGTGGAAGCTATTGTAGTTTCTATTAAAAGAAATTCTAAAACTCTTATAAAAGGAGCTTTTAGAGGAAAAGTTAAAGAGAAAATAGGTATTTGGAGAAGACGTAACTATTTTGAAGGTGGTTTAACTTGGGATGTTTTACCTACTAGAGATGATTTAGACGGTAAAAGAACACCTTATACACCTATATACGGTCCGAGCTTATCCCAAATGGCAGCTAAAGTTTACGATACAAACCCTTACTTACAAAAGTTTAAAGACGATTTCGGTACTAAAGTAGCTGATAAACTCTGGAGTTAAAATGGAAGATATACAAATGGTTCTTGAAAAAGCTGGAGTACTTTTAACTTTTACTCAATGTGAGATTTATGGAATTCCTGGATTTCAAACTGAATCTTTAGTTAACCTAGACTCAAACTATGAGATAACTAAACAAGCTTTTACTTTTCAAGTTTCTACTTTAGACTTAGCGGATAATGGTGTACAAGTTGATGACACTTTCACTATTGATGACACAACTTACACATATACATTTAGTTTAACCAAAACCCCAGTCCCAGACCTTACAGGTTATTCTAAACTTTATGTAGACTATATCTCAAAGGTTCTTCTATGATTACTTTAGAAACTTTAAAAGCTAGATTAGATACTACAGGATATACAGTTCAGTTTGCCCGTGACCGTGAGGTTGACTTGCAAGAACTAACTGACTTACCTATTATCTACATCGGTTATAATAATATAGATAGTAAAAACCCTAATCAGCCAATAGCTTATGACACTTATGACCTTAATGGCGAGAACTTAGTACAAAACTTTACTATACAGCTGGTTTGTCAGCAAGCAGAATTTAGTACAATTTGGAAAGCAATCTATAAAAAGCTTATAGGATGGAATCCAGTTGTTGCTAATAGTATTCACACAAGCTTCACTTACGTCCAAGGTGGAGTTATGGGTTTATCTAATAGTAAGTTCTATTGGGTAGATATTTGGCGAATTGGTTTTCCAACAACTTCAATTTTATAGAGGTATTTATGGCTAGTAGTGTTATTCAAGAAGATGGAAGTGTAGTAGATACTTCTTTATTCCAAGAAACAAATAAACTTCCTGCAGATAGTGTCTGCGGTCAGTTACAAGCTGCTCAAGAGTTACTTGTAGCAGAAGAAGCTCAAACTATCGTAGAAGGAGCATAAAGAAATGGCTGTTAAATTTCATGAAAAGAACCAAGCTATTTACTTTGGTTTACAAACTGACTCTGGTACTGCAAACAAAGTAGCTACAGGTTCTTTAGGTTCTACAACTGCTATTGCTTGTACAGCTATTATGGGCGACCCTACCCGTGATACAGGTTCTTACCAGTACCTAGGTGATTCACTTTCAAGAGATGAATACACTTACGAAAAAGATAAATACATTGACTTACAGATTGATACTTTCCAACAAGTACTTTCTGATATGACTACTGCTATTAACCCTAATACAGCTAGTTTGTGGAAACTTTATCAAGTTTGTGGTGGTAATGTTATTGTTGATGCAACTACTAAAGAAGTATTTGTAGATAATGCAACTGACTCACCAGACTACGGTACAGCTGACTTTAGAAAATCATCTCCAGACGATGCAACTAATGACAAACTTTATAAGTTCTGGGATTTGCGCGGAACTGTAGACGTAACTGCAACTGTAGGGGAAGTACCTTCTTTGAAATTCTCTTTGAAAGGTAACTCTGATGACCCTGTACCTGTTGCTAAACAAGTTGCTAACTTTGGCTCTCAGACTACACGAGTAGCTAGTTCCGTATTATATTCTACAATTAAAACTGCTCAACTTGTAGAGATTTCTCCTTCAGATACTTTTACAGCTACTACAGGTACAGTAACTTCAGTTGCTTATGTAAATGCTCAAGCAACTATTACATTCTCAGCGGCTCACTCAATTCCTTTAGGTGAGATTCGTAGAATTAGAGTTTCTGGTTTAACTCCAGCAGCTTTAAATGGTGACTTTACTTTCTATGCAACTACAACTACTAAAGGTATTTATTACGTTAAAGGTAATAATACCTCTGGTACTGCTACAGGCACTGCAGTAGTTAAAACTTCTGACGTAACTCCTTCAAGTTTCTGCTTCTCAACCTTGAATGCAGCTAACTTCTTTGGTTATGACTTCCAAAGATATATGACGGGTTGTGATACTGGTTTTGCTAAAGGCGGTACTCCAACTGACGTATCAGTATCTATGCTAGAAGACCAAGCTAATGCTGCAGGTGTATTCTCACCAGATACTAAAGCTGGTAGTTTCTTCTCAGCTGTATTGAAGTTTGGTGGTTCAACTTCTGGCTCAACTGTAGCCTATATGTGGGATAAACTACAATTAGCTAATACAAAACAAGGTAAAATTGCAACTTATTTAGGTCGTGATGTTACTTTCCGTAATACTGGTAGTTCATTTATCTTCTACCAATAAGATTTTGTGCGCTTCAAAGGAGGGGTGAAAGCTCCTCCTCTTTTTATATAACTTTAGAGGACAACACTAAAATGGCTAAAAAACTATTTGTAAAACTTCAAACTCCGAGTATCGAACTTAAAGTAAAAGCTACTGATGCTTCAAGCGCAACTAGCGAGATTCTTGTAGGGTTCAAACGATATGACCTTTCGCAGCTGGAAGCAAAATTTAAAGAACAAACTCCAGACTCTGCCACAGATACTAATGCTGATTTCAACTTTATCTCTAAAGAAGTTATCTACATTAAAAATGCTGTTCTTGAAATCTATGACGAAAAAGGCGAGTACTTAGAGGACTTAGTAGTTGCCGATACAAGAACAGTTGAACCAAATGAGTTCTTCCAAACCCCAGCTGAAGCTTTAGTCGTCCTCCTAGAGCATTATATGGGTTCTAATCCTTGGAAGAACTCCCTTTTTGAAGCTTATAGAGATGCACTAGTTAATGTATCCTATAAGGAAGCTGAACTAAAAAACTAATAGAAGCGGGAGAGTTTCTAGGAAGAGCAGCTTTAGAGAGTTCACAATCTCACAAACTAGCTAAAGCTAAAAAAGTTGAGGATGACTTTAAAGCTGCTTTTCAATCTCTCGCTTTTGAAGAATCTAGTGAAATAGAGGAAGATGAAGAAGTTTACTTCTACCTCTGGGAAAGCTTAGAGGAGATAGTTACTGTTTATAGAACTCTTACTAACTATCTTTCTGAGTACTATGCAATAGATACAGTAGTTCTTTTAGCTTTAGTTAAAGATAAATGTATGCCTGTAGAGAGAACTTTACAGTTGATTCCCTATATCCATTCTGGGTATTTAGATATTATTGTTGATAAGGCAGAAGATAATGGCAGACCAGACAACCAAGACATTAACCCTTAAACTTACTGCTGATACAAAAGGTATTGACGTAGTTAAAAATGCTCTTAAAGATTTAGAAAAAGATACTACTTCTCTTTCTAATCTACAACTACAGTCTAATGCCTTAGAAGAAGTTAAAGGTAAATTACTTTTACAACAGGCTAAACAGTTAGAAGCTATTAATAGCTCAATAGCTTCTTCTAAACTTAAAGAGAATTTCTCTGCTAAAGTCGTAGAAGAATTTGGTAATGAATTATCTAAAGTAAGTAGTCTATTAGCTGCAATTAAAACAAATACACCAGATATAGGTAAAAGTTTAAGAACTTCAGCTACTAAAATGCTGTCTGAGGAAGAACTTAAATTACAAGCTGACTCGCAAGGTAAATATGCAGCTCAACGTATAAAAGCAGAAGAAGATTTAGCTGATAAAACTAGAAAAATAACTCTTGACTCTTTAAGAAAAACTATTGAAGAACGTAATGCAATTCTAAATGCAGCTAGTAAACAAAGACTAGGGACTGCTATAGGAGATATTACGTCTGCAGAATCCTCTGACCGTAAGAAACTACTAAGAAGTCTTAGAGAGGATATGACTGAAAGAGCTAAACTCCAACAAGAAGAGTTTAACTTAGTAGAACGTGGTTTGCAACAAACTAGAGTTAGAGAAGCTGAAAGAGCTAGACTTGAAGAAACTGCTGCTAGACAAAGACTTGAAAGACAAGCTGCAACTAATAGACAACTTTTAGCTAATGAAACTGACTTTAACGAAAGACAAAGACAGAATCAGCTTAGAGGAATGCGGACTTCAGCTACTGAAGCTTTTGCGCCTACACCTACCGCAAGATTGTCTCCTATTCCTAGAGTTCCAGAAGATGTTAGAAATTCTTATGACAGTCTATTTGCTCGTATTGGTGCGATTAATATAGAGTATAGACTTTGGAATACAGCTATTAATACTGTAACTGAAAGTTTAAGAGGTATTCCTAGAGTAGGTATTGAGTTAGATTCTGTTAAAGCATCTTTAGAATCTACTATGGGTAGTACTGCCGCAATGAACTCAGCCCTAAAAGCTTTAGATTCTGAAGCTGAACGGACTGGTATTAATATTGGAATTTTAAGAGACAACTTTAAAGGCTTCCAAGCATCTACGTCTCTTTCTGGAGTTAGTTTAGATTCTACATGGAGAATGTTTACTAACTTAAATACAGTAATTACAGGTTTGCATCTTAGTGCCGATAAAGCAAACCATGTATTCTTAGCTATGTCTCAGATTTTTAATAAATCTAAAGTACAGTCTGAAGAGTTAGTTAAGCAATTAGGTAACTTACTCCCAGGCGCATTTGCTAGTTTTGCAGCTTCTATGAATATTGCTCCTCAAGAATTAGCTAAACAGATGAAAGCAGGTACGGTATTTGCTAAAGATACTATGGAGAATTTCATACAGTATATGGCAACTAAGTTTACCCCAGCTTTCAATGCTTCTATAGATAACTTAAACGCTAATACAGGCAGAATGCAAACAAGTTTTGTGCATTTGCAAGAAGCTATCTACGAGAAAACTGCTCCTGCAATGAATAGCTTTGTAAAAAGTGTAACTGAAACTGTAAAAAGCATGACTTTATTTGTAAGTACAGGCGATAACCTTGCAAGTACTTTACAAACTGTAGTTGTAGCTGCTTTAAGTTTAGTAGCGGGGCATATAGCTAAACTGATTTTAGCCTATGCAGCTATGGAAACTCAAGCTAAAGCAACTAAAGTAGCTATGATGTGGTCTAATGCTGAAGCAGCTGCAGTTATTACTTTCTTTGTAACTTTAGGAGAAACTATTTCTGCTACTTACAATGAGTTTGAAAAGATTAAGAATGCTAGAAGAGATTTTAATGCTCTTTATAAAGAAGCTTTAGTTATAGGAGAAAAAGAATTAGGCACTGATACTTCTAAATTAAAATCCGAAGCAGAACTTCTTAAAATTAGAGTAGAAGAAGATAAAACTTTGGGGGATATTAATAATAAGCTTACAGCTATGCAAGCTAAGATGAAAGATACCCCAGAGCAAATTAAAAGAGATAGAGGTCAAGCTTTAACTAAAGCAGAATGGGATAAGATAAACCAAGACGAAGCTGCTATTACAGCTGTTAAGGAAGAAGCTCAGACTGTCAGAAATAAAGTTACGCAGAAGTTATTACAGCAAGATAAGGATGCTGCTGATAAAGTTCATCAAGACAGAATTCAAAGTGAGAAAGACTTTCAAGAAAAAATGGTAACTCTTGCTGATAAGATTCCAAAAACTCAACAAGAAGCTGTTGCTAACGCTTTGAAAACTTTCAGAGAGCAGACTAAAACTCAGTTAGAGCAAGATAAAGCTACTATAGATAGATATACAGAGTTACTTAAGAAACCTACTGGAAGTGTAAAGTCTGATGCTATTGAAAAAGCTAAAGCTGAAGCTGAGGAAAGTTCTCGCTCTATAGCTACAGCTAGAGAAACTGAATCCAGAATTACAGAAAAAGCTATTAAACAGTATAATGATAGACTAGAAGCTGAACAAAATAGAGCTTCCTCTAAAAGACTTGCTGGTATCAAAGAAGAGATTAGTCAAGTAAGACAATTTGAAAGAACAGCTGCTAATGACGCTGAGAACAAAATTAACGAACTTAACTCTGAAAATGACCGTAAAGTTTTATCTTTTGAGGATTACCTAAGACGTAAACAAGCTATCCTTGATAAAGACTATAATACTGAAAAAGATTGGTACGAAAAACAAAGAGAGCTAGCTCAACAGTCTGGTAAAAAAGGTCTAGTAACTCAAGCCGAAGAGCAACTTAAACGTCTTGAGCAAGATTATCAATCTAAATCTAAAGTAGCTAAAGATGAAACAGCTACTAGTATGAATGAGTATGAAACTAACTTAGCTAGTATTCATCAACAATACCAAGACATTCTAGGTATTGAAAGAGATTCTGTAGAGATTACTAAAGTTAAAGTTGAACTTCTAAACCGTCAACTTGAAGCTGAGATTAGAGAAGGTGGAGAAGCTGGAGCTAAAGCGGCTAGACTTAAAGAAGAATTAGTTATTCTGAATGAAGCTAAAAATCTTAAATCTAAGATGGCTATCTATGATAGAGAAACAGCTACTGCGGAAAAGATTCATGCTGACGCTATAAGTCGGATTAATGAGTTACAATCAGCTGGTCAGTTAAATGACTTGTCAGCGGCTATGGCTAAAACTGAAGCTAACCAAAAACTTCTAGCTATAAGAGAGAAAGATGTAGCTTTAGCTAAAGAAGCTTTAGATTTAGCTAGAGAGGAAGCTAGACCAGCTGCCCAGGACAAATACGATATAGCTAAACAAAAACTTGAAAGTTTAAAACTAACTGCAGATGCTACTGGGCAGTTTATAGAGCAATCTTTAGGTAGTGCTTTTGAAAGTTCTTTCCAAGGTTTAATTACTGGAACTATGAATGCGCAACAAGCTTTCAAGAGTTTTGCAGCTAGTATTGTTTCAGATATTGCTAAGATTATTGCGCAAGAAGCTAGAAGTGCTATTTTAAGACCTATTATTGGAGCAGCCTTTAATGCTTTAGGAGGTCTGTTCAGTTCTGGTCCTAGTGTTGCCGCAGGTAATTCTACAAGTTTTACCCAAACTATGCAAGGCAGTAATTGGATGACAGCTAAAGTAGCTAATGGTGGAGTTTTCTCTGGAGCTGGAATCTCAGCACACTCTGGCACAATGGTTAATTCTCCTACATTATTTCCCTTTGCAAAAGGTGTTGGTTTAATGGGTGAAGCAGGTCCAGAAGCTATTCTACCTTTAAAAAGAAATTCTCAAGGAAAACTAGGCGTTAGTGTAGATAATACTGGACAGCAAGGCGGCAGTAATATATACTATGTCAACACTACAGTTAATGCTGGGTCAAATGCGTCTCCAGATTCTATAGCTAATAAAGCTTCTGAAGCTATTGTAAGAGCTATAGCTAGACAAGAGATTAACTCTGCAGCTAGACCTGGAAATAGACTTAACCAAGTAACTAAATACGGATAGGGTAATGACTACAGTAGCTATGCCAGTGGTTAATAAAATAACCTTAGATAGTTCTTTAAAGGTGGGATTTAGTCAAATCTCAGCTAAGTTTGGGGATGGTTATGAGCAAATAGCTCCTAACGGTTTAAACAATACAATGGACACTTGGGATATTGTTTGGGGAGCTTTAACTACAGCTGAATTTCAAACTGTCATAGCTGCTTTAAAGTCAGTAGGAACTTGGGGTATTATTACTTGGACTCCTTGTGACGAAACTGTACAGAAGAAGTTTAGAATCTCTGGAGACATTACTCGTACCCGTGAAGGAACTTTCTATAATGTAACTTGCACTATAAGACAGGTATTTGACGTATGACAATAGCTCAAGATGTTTTAAAGAATGAAGTCCCAGCTTTCATTGAGCTATTTGATATTGATTTATCTTCTACTAACGAAGCTAGTCTTGTAAATAGCATTCTAAGATTTACTCCTATGACGGACGGAACTGACCTTTCTAACTTACATAATGTAATGTTTGGTGGAAATACTTATTACCCATTTCCTATTCAGTTATCTGGCTTATCTTTAAGTTCAGAAGGCGCACCTCCTAGACCTCAGCTTACTATAGCTAATATAGATAAATCTATAGGTGATTTTGTCTTTAAGTACGGTGATATTATAGGAACTACTATAATTTACACTAGAACTTTTGCCCCTTACCTAAATACAGCTAATAAAATTTCATTACCACCTTTAAAATACTTTATAGCTAAGAAACTTAGTCATAATAAAAACCTTTTATCCTTTGAGCTTAGAGATTTTAGAGATAAAGAAAGAGCTATGTTACCTAAAAGGCAGATGTTAAAGAAGGATTTTCCTGGACTTGGGATTAATAAATATGTCAGATAAGATTATACTTAGCGAGCTGCAGTTGCAGCAGATAGAAGATGCTACTCTACAAGCTTATCCTAATGAAATGTGTGGCTTCTTAACAGCTGAGGATTTTATCCCAGTTACTAACATCTCAGATAGACCTCAAGAGTCTTTCAAGATTGATTCAGTTGATTATATAAAATGGTATAAAGAAACTTTAGCTATTGTTCACTCTCATACAAGAGAAACTAGAAAAGCTGAACTATTTGATTTAAGAACTCCAAGTTATGCTGACTATGTAGGTCAAAAGAAAACTGCAAAACCTTGGCTTATTGTTGGATGTGAGGGTATGAGTGTAAGTGACCCTATTCAATTTCCAAGAGTTAGGTCAAATGTTTATATTGGTAGAAGGTTTCAATGGTTTCTAAACGACTGTTATAACTTAGTTCAAGATTTCTATTGGTTTGAGTTAGGTATTGACCTTCCAGAAGCTAAAATAACACCAGACTATGATAAATTAAGAGTTTTTGATGGAATCTTTGATATTTATATAGAAGAATACGGTTTTATTGAAGTTCCTTATGAGGAATTAAAAGAAAATGACTTAGTTCTTTTAGATAATGGAGGTTTCCAAAGTAATCACTTAGGGATTTATACTAAAGGGCAAATACTTCATCAAGGTCTTGTCAGTGTTAGTGTTCCCTTTGAAACTTATATAGGAAGAATTAAAAAGGTACTTAGATATGTCAAAGATTAAAGTTATTGTTATTGGAGCTGATACTGAAAGTTTTGAGTTTCATGCTGATTCTTTAAAAGAAGTTCTATCTCTTATGCAGCTGCAAAAGGGAGAAGAGTTTGTATCTAGTTTAATTAAAGAAGAGCATAAGTTTATTTTAGCTAATGAAAAAGATTATGAAAATATGATAGCTTTAACCCCAGAAGTTATCTTTTCTAGTTTTGAAGGTTTTACTGATTTATATATTATAAAAGAAATTGAAGGGGAAGAACCTATATCTCTAGGAGTATCTGCGGCAGCTGCTTTAGGAGCTACTGGAGCAGCTGCAACCGCTATTGCTTATGCTGTAACTCTTGTAGTTTTAATCGCAGTTAGTATGGCAGTTTCAGCTATTATGTCAGCTATTTCGCCAACACCAGAATTTGGTAAAGACCCTTCATCACAACAACAAGAATCTAACTTATTTAATAGCGCACCTATAGTAAGAAACCAAGGTGGAAGTGTTCCACTTATTTTTGGTAACCCTTATTGTGGGGCAGTACTTATATCATCGGGACTATTTTCAGAAGAGGTAACTGTGTAATGGAAAACCTAGACTTAGATATTTATGGCGAAAAAGGTGGTGGCGGACATACACCCGTAGAAGCTAAAGACACTTTAAAATCAAAACAAACCATGAGATTGCTTTTTGCACTTTCAGAAGGTGAAATTGATTCTGTTAGTGATGTTCTAGTTAATAGTGCTAGTATTTCTAATTATGCAGCTGATGTAGTTACTTGGGAAACAAGAACTGGTACACTAGACCAAGAAATTATAAAAGGTTTTTCTGAAGTTGAAGCTCCTATTGCAGGTTCTGGTACTTTTCCTATTGAGTTAAAATATAACGTAGAAAAGGTTTATACCCTTTTAGGTCAGTATGATGCTGCACGAGTTACTTTATCTATAGATAGACTTATGCAAGTAACTGACCAAGGAGATAGAGTAGGTTATCAAGTTTCTTTAGATATTTATAAGCGTAGAAAATTAGCTAATGGTACTACAGAAAACTGGCAATTAGCAGCTGCCGTTACTAAAAAAGGTAAATGTACAAATGTTTATGCTTGGGATGTTAGAGTTGATAAGCCAGCTGGAACTTTATTTGCAGATTCTTGGGAAATTAAAATAGTTAGAACTTCTCTTGATGATGCTGAAGATAAGTTAATGAGTAAAACTTTTCTAGCTAACATCATAACTATTACAGAAAGAACTTTAACTTACCCAAAAACTGCTCTTTTAGGCGTAACTATTTACGATGCTAAAACTTTTGGAACATCTATTCCAGAGTTGAAGTTTAAAGTTAAAGGTATGAAGTTCTTATTACCTTCTAACTATACAGTTTCTGGTAGAAACTATAACGAAAATACTCCTTGGAATGGTTCTTTTAAATCCTACACAGAATATACTGATAACTTAGCTTGGGTAACTTACTGGGTACTTAGAAATGAGGATTGGGGTTTAGGAGTTTCAGCTGCTGATATAGACTTAGGTTCCTTCTATACCTATGCTAAACATTGCGATGAGATGGTTCCAGCAGGTAATACTACTGAACCTAGATATACAGTTCATCTTCAGTGTATTGAAAGAGAGAATGTGCCTACTTTCTTAATGAAACTTTTGACTTTAGGTAATGCTAACTTCTCTTCTAATGCGTTTGGGCAGATTAAGATTGTCTGGGATGGTGCAGGGCAAGCTATTACTAAAGTAGTGTCTAATGCTACAGTAGTTGATGGTATGTTTGACTATACTTCTAACGACTTAGAAGGTAGAACTAACTTAGTCAATGTAACTTATGCTAGAGAAGACTTTTTTGGAGATAGTGATACTGTAACTCACTATGAAGACTCTTTAATTACTAGATATGGTTTGCAAACTTCAGATGTTATTCTTTTAGGCTGTAAAAGTGAATACCAAGCTCTAAGAAAAGCTCGTTGGACTTTATATAATAACTGCTATAGCGGGGATTTAGTTACTTTTAAACAACTGTTTCAAGGGGCGCATTACCAAATTGGAGAGCTAGTCTCTGTAATGGATAGTGATAATGTTAGCTCTAATGCTAAACATGGTATTATTAAAAGTTCTTCAGTCTCTGGTGGACAAGTTACAATAGTCTTAGACCGTACAATCACTTTAGCTAATGCAAGTTACTCAGTTGAGTTTATAGGAACTGACGGAACTACATTTAGCTCTAAAACTATCAATCAAAGTAATGGGTCTTTTTCTACTATAACTTTTGTAGGTACTGACTCCCCTTATACTGGAAGTACTATTCTATTTAAGACTGCTGCTTTAACTCCTAGAGTTATTAAAGTTTTAAAGATTGAGAAAGACGATTCTCACGTCTATACTATAACTGGACTTACCCATGATGAAGACAAATACAACTATATTGACTCTACAGGGACTATAGTTAAGCCGTCTACTTCTGGTAGTTATGTAAACTTTGATAACTTCAGCATACCTGCAGTTACTAATTTAGTTATCGACCAAGTTCATGTAGTAAATCGTGGTGTTGAGTTCTCTAAGTTAGACATTTCTTGGGATTGGAGTTCTGGAAGTACTACAAATGACTTTAAAGCTATCTTTGAAGTGAGCTATAGACGAGATGCACAGGACTTTGTACAGTTAAAAGACTTATCTACAACTAACTTTGACATTGAGTACCCACTTCCAGGTGTTTATGAGGTCTATGTTTGGGCAGTTAATCCTTTCTCTGGGATTAAATCTATAGTTACAACTACAATAAACCCTTACAACTATAGAGTTGCAGCTGCTATGTCCTCTTTAGTGCCTCCTACTAGTGTTGTAGTGCCTAATACAGTGGGAGTTGCATTTACTCAACCAGATTTACACCTATCTTGGATGTATAATACTGTAAATGATACTAAAGAAGATGCTTTAAAAGACTATGTAGTTCAAGTTCTTGATACAGCAACTAGAACTGTTAAAGGAACTTATACAGTAGTTCCTAATAAAGACAAAGGCGGTGAGTTTGTATTTAGTTTTTATGAAAACTTTACTATCTTTGGAACTCCGCAAAGAAACTTTGTTGTTAAAGTCTATAGTAGAGATATTATAGGGGATTTATCTAACTATGTAGAGGTTAATCCTGCTAATATAGTTCCTGGAGTGCAAAGTTTTGACATTCTATCTGGTGTTTCTTCTGTATTTGTGCACATTACAACAACTCCAGAAGCAGATATAGCTGGTTATCAAGTATTTAGAAGTTTAACAGCTAACTTTACTAAAGATTCTAGTACTTTAGTCTATGACGGACCAGATACTTATATTACTTTGAATGTACCTTCAAGTAGTACTTACTATTATGCAGTTGCAGCTTATGACAGCTTTAGTAAGACTGGACTTAATGTTTCTGGAGAGCAGAATTCAACTCCTTTAAGTGCGGATGCGACTACTTGGACTAAAACTGGACTTCAATTTACAGTTGACTCTGTAGTTGCTAATAAACTTAACTGGACTGCTGGGACTGTCATTAGAAATGGCTCAAATACTTATACAATTACAGCAGGAACTACAACTTGGACTTCTGGTTTTGTCTATGTTTATTTTAACCCAGCTGTATCTTTAACTGCTCTACAAGTAACTACTACTTTACTTATTGCCGTAGGAGTTGGTTGCTATCCTATTGCAACTTATACTGGAGGTTCAGCTAGTAATATTAAAGGTGGGGATGGCAATGCTTTCATCTCTGGTTCTCAGATTATAGCTGGAACTGTAGGTGCTTCCGAGATTAAAGCTGGTTCTATTGTTGCAAGTCTTTTAGATACTACAAATGCAGTTATTACTGGAACAGCTCAGATAACTGATGGTATTATTACTAACGCCAAAATTGGCAACTCTATTATGAGTTTAAACTATAACCCAACTACTTATAAAGGGTGGAGTATAGATAAAACTGGTAATATTAATACTTATGGGTCTTTAGGACTTTATGATACTAGTGGAAATGTAATCTTTGCAGGCGGTAACTTTAACTGGAATAATGCTAAAGGTCCTGGAGTTCCTCAAGTAGGAGCTACTAGAAATGTATTCTTAGGTAACTGGTCTAGTGGGTATAGCTATGTAGTTGGTGATATAGTTATGGACGCACTTGGCTATGGGTGGTCTTGTGTAACTCCGCACACTTCGGGCGGTAGTGCATCAACTCCAGTTTATCCTATAACTTCTAACTCTTACTGGGCATTATATACTATTAAGGGTGGAACTGGTCCTGCAGGTTTAACTACTGCTACGGTTTATATTTATAGAAGACTAGCTGGAGCTAATCCTCCTGCACTACCAACACAACCAGTAACTTATACTTTTAGTTCTGCAGTTGTTACTGGATTAGATAATAATTGGTCTTATATATTACCTGTTGGCACTGACCCTCTATATGTTTCAGCTGCTACTGCTTCTGGAGGTGGAAATACTGATACTATTCAAGCTAATGAATGGGCAACTCCAGTTGTGTTAGCTAAGAATGGTACTGATGGAACTCCTGGAACTCCAGGAACTAATGGTATAAACACAGCTACTATCTATTTATACCAGACTACAAGTACTTCTGCAGCTCCTACACCGCCAAATGTAGATTTAACTTATACTTTTTCTAATGGAGCTTTAGTAACTTCTACAGGACTACAACCAGACCCTTGGAAAAGAAGTTTACCAACTACAGGAGCTTATCGCTGGCTAACCACAGCTACTGCATTAGGAACTGGAACTACAGACGTAATTACAAGTGCTGAATGGGCGGCTGTAAGTCTATTAGCTAAAGATGGAACTGCGGCTACTTATGTTATAGTTACTGGTGAACAAGCATTTAAGTTTTTATCTGGACAATCTACTCCTACAGTCGCAAATATAACTTTAACTGCCGCTTTATTCGGTGGCTTAACTACTTATTCTTGGGAATATTGGTCTGGAGCTACTTGGGTTTCTCTTAGCGGTACTAATACTAACCAAACTTACACTTTAGCCTATAATAATACTGCATTTACAGCTGCTTCTCTAAGAGTTAGATGCGCTTCTGGCGGTACTTTTGACGAAATAACTGTTCTTAAATTGTACGATGGTGTTAATGGTAGTCAAGGTCCTCAAGGTCCTCAAGGGTCTTCTGGTCCTCAAGGACCTACAGGAAGTCAAGGCAGTACAGGACCTCAAGGGCAAAATGCACTAAATGGGTACTTAACTAATGAGACTACTACATTACCTGCAGATAGTAGTGGGGTAGTTTCTAGTTATGCTCCTGCAGCTGGTAACTTTAAAGTTTTTAGCGGAACTACAGATGTAACTTCCCTTTGCAGTTTTTCAGTATCTATTGCTACGCTTAGCGGCTTAACTTGCAGTATAAATTCGTCTGGTGCTTATAGTGTTACAGGTGCTTTAGCGGCTGATACTGTCTTTTATACTCTAAATGCAGTATATAGTGGAGCTACTATAAGTAAAGTACTTAATATATCAAGAGCTAAAGCTGGTCCTACTGGTAATCCTGGGGCGCAAGGTCCTCAAGGCCCTCAAGGCAGTCAAGGTTTACCAGGTGCAACTGGACCACAGGGTCCAACTGGTCCTGCAGGCGCAGGTACTAGTTATACTGGTTCTGGTCAACCTATGAGTGGGTTTAACGTACCAAGCGCAGCTGTTAATGGTGATAGTTATTTTGATTACACTGCTATGTTAATGTGGGTTAAAATAGCTGGAACTTGGCAGAAGGTAGTTCCTGAGATTACTAACGGAAACATAAGTACATTTATATCTAGTGCTGCTATTGGGCAAACTCAAATTGGCAGCGCAGCTATTGGAACTGCTCAGATTATTGATGCTAATGTTAGTACTTTGAAGATTCAAGGTAATGCTGTTACTGTGCCTAGTACTGCTTTTACTACAACTTCTGTGACTAATACTACAGCATACACTGGTACTACTTGGAGTCCAGCTATACAATCCCTAACTTATGTTAATAATTTACCAAATGCGTTATCTGTCAATGTAACTTTTGGGTTCTCTATCAGATTTATAGGTCCTACTACTAGATATGATAACTTTTTACAAGTATCCCTACAGCAAGTAATTGCAGGAACTACAACTATACCGTATAATGCTACTTGGGCTTACAGCGGGTTTCAAGTTAATGGCGGAGGAGGGCAGATGAGCTACCAACCAGCTCCAGGTAGCGCAACTTTAACTTTACAAATACCTGCAAATAGTACTTGCGTATTTAACATGAAACACCAAAAACCTAGCGGATGTACGCTAATTTATTCAAATGCCTTTATTACTGTAGTAGGATGTAAACGATGAATGCTATCATTTATAACATTGATGGGAAAATACTTAGAGTTCTGAATATGCCAGAAGAGCTGATAACTAGTAATGTAGGTATAGATGAGTATTTTATAGAAGGAGAAGCTGACGATAGTACTCAATTTATAGAGAATGGAGAAATTAAATTTATTACAGATAGACCAAACCAATATAGTGAGTTCAACTGGACTACTAAACAATGGGAAGACCCTCCAACTATTCTTGACACTGCAAAGACTGACTACAAAGATGAGGTTAATAGGCTTTCTGGAGCTAAGATATTATCTGCATACCCAACTTACCGTCAGATAAACTACAATAGAGAGCCAACAGCTCCAGCTACTATAGAAATGAACCTTTGGATAGATAATATACGAGCTGAAAGTAACATAGCTACTTCATCTATAGATTCAGCTACTGATTTAGCAACTATAGAAGGTATTGTAGATGGATTTAAAGCTTATTTAGCTAGTTTGTAAGGTTTATGCGTCAAGTTTCTGGCTAATGTCGGATTCTTGGCGCAAAATTCCCTTAAATATGTCTTGAAATTGTAACAAAACAAGAGTACACTAACTATAAATAGTAAGGTAATTTTATAATTAACTTAGTTTAGTTATAAACTTAACTTGCTGATAAAGGTTTTGAGTAGCTATTACTCAGAAATGACACTGCATTACAGTGGGAAGAACTAGGAGATTGACTATGGCAGTCGATTCTACAAGTACAAGTTCAGGTATTGACTTGAACAATCTCTTTCAATCAGCAATTACAGGTGGTAATATGGGTAACATCTTCGGTGGCGGTAATGATGGTAGTGGCGGCTTTGTAATGGGAGCTTTATTAGGTAGATTACTATTTAATCCTAATGGTAATGACCTAAATGGTAATGGCAGCCAAAATGCTGCTATTGATGCCGCAGTTGCAGCTGCTCTAGCTAATGCTAATCAAGCTAATAACAATGCTATGCTACTCTTGAAAGACATTCAAGATAGTTCTCAAGAAGTTATCTCAACTATCAATGCTTCAGAAAATGCTATTAACTCTACAGTTAATGCTACCGCGCAGACTGCTTTAGTACAACAACTACAAGCTCAGATTGCAAACCTCCAAGGACAAGGCGAGATTAAGGCTTCAGTAGCAACTTCTACTGGAACTATTGTTAACGAGTTGCATGAATCTACTCAGCAAATTGGTAATCAGTTAGATGGTATTACTGTATCTATGCTTAACGGGTTTAATAACGTAACTAGAGAAATCACTAATGATGGTGATAAAACTAGAGCGTTGATTACAGCTAATATGGTTACTGATTTGAACAATCAGATTGCGGACTTGAGAACTCAACGTCATGTAGCTGATAGTGGAGTTAATGTTACTAACAACATCAATCAGAATCAGCTCCAACAACAGCAACAACAACAGTTAGGGTATGTAGTTAATGCTCTGAATGGAGTTGTTAGTGAGTTACAGAGAAACACGCAATCTGTGGTTAATCTTGGAACAATGTCGGGTTCAGCTGGTTCGCAAACAGCTAATAACACTAGAGTTAATGGCTGAAATCGGTATGGTCTGGTTAGTTTAGGTTCTAAATCGAGGTAAAGATGAGTTCTTCAATAGATGAGTTACAAAAACGGATAGCAGAACTGCAAGTAGTGGGAGGTTTAGTCGCTAAACAACCAGTTCCAGCTATAAATGACAGTCCTAGTGACATAAAAAGTTTAATTAGGGATGTTATTCGTGAAGAAATGAGCTTATTGAAGGACTCAACTCTAGTTAAACCCGAACCTCCTGTAGTTCCAGCGCGAGAATTAACTATGTTGGAAGCTATAGGGCAGTGTTTGACAGTTGAAGAGCAGAAATGGCTCTCTAAACCAGATATTCTACAACAAGTTGACAAGAAATTAGCAACTTATTTCCAGACGGAGGAAGGAAAGTCAGCTGTAAAGACTTTCTTCACCTACTTTCGAGGGTTCTATGAAAATTAAACATACAGTTGAAGCTACTGCGAAGGAGGTTAATGACCTTTTCGACATTAGTATGAAGGCTTGCCTAGCTAGTTATAGTACAGTTGAAGAGCAAGCAGTTGCTATCTCAGCTGCTAAGGTCGAGTTTGAAAAGTTACTTAACTGCTACGCGGATGTGGCACTGCAGTTAGGTAAGAAGTTGGGTAAAGTTAGTGCTGACTCAGAAGATGATGAGATGTATGCGGCTATGGAAACTCCTGTAGCTTAACTTCAACTTAGTCCTCTTTCGGGTATGTATTAGAAGTTAGTATATAGCTGAAAGGGGATTCCTAACAATTCAAAAACCTACTCTCCCCAATCCCCTCAAACTCCCTCCCAAGTCTAACTATATCATCATGTTTCAGAACATTCTCACTACCTGTAACTTTAG